TGATAATATTTTCATAAATACAATATTCTCACAAAATTAAGGAGTTATCACATGTCAGAAGAAAAAAATGAAGCTCTGGAGCAAGAAGCAGAAGTAAAAGAGGAAACTCAAGAAGACGATGCTACTAATGAAGATACTCAAGTAGATGAGGCTTCATTTCCAGGCGCTGGAAAAAATAAAGAACCAATCAAAAAAGCTCCCGCAAAAGCAACAGATACGGGTGTAAATAATGAGGTTCCAGACGGACCCAAACCTGATTTTACAAAAGGGGTTCCGTCCGCTAAGAAACGTCCTGCAGATAAAGGCGGTGTTTCTGAAAGTGCATCAAAAATGTCACTTATTAAATCAATTTACGATAAGTTAGATGAGATGAGCAAAGAAGAAGTTGCTGAAATTCTCGGCGCACTTAACGAAGTTGATGATGTTGAATTCGATGAAGAAGGTAATGAAATTGTTTCTGAAAATAAAGAAACAAAAGAAGTAGTTGCTAGAGAAGAATTCAATCTTGAGAGTGATGTTCAAGCACTTATTGAAGGCGAAGAACTTTCAGACGAATTTAAAGAAAAAGCGGCCACTATATTTGAAGCCGCAGTTTTTGCCAGAGTAAATGATGAAATTTCAACAAGAATAGACAAACTGGATGAACAATACAAGACAGAACTTCAAGAATCCATCGAAAACAATCGCACAGTTATGATTGAAAAAGTAGATGATTTCATGAATTATGTTGTTAAAGAATGGATGCAGGAAAATGAACTTGCAGTTGATAAAGGCATTCGTTCAGAAATTGTTGAAGATTTCATGGTCGGTCTTAAAAATTTATTTGTTGAACACTATGTCGATATTCCAGACGAAAAGGTTGATCTTGTAGATGACCTGTTCGCCAAAGTTGAAGACTTAGAGGGTTCATTAAATTCTGAAATTCAAAAAAACATCGACTCATCTAAAGAACTCAAAGAGTTCAAAAAGTTAGATTCTATGTATACTGTATCAGAAGGAATGACTGAGGTAGATCAAGAAAAAATGATTAAGTTGGCAGAAGGTATTGAGTATGAAGACGAAGAATCATATACTGAAAAACTTCAGATTATTAAAGACAAGTATTTTCGTGCAGAAAACGCTGAAGACAAACAGGTTTTAACTGAAGGGTCTACAGACACACAAGATGATATGGAACCGAATGAAGACAATTCTTCAGACGATGTGATGGCAGATGCACCTGAAAACATTAAACAGTATGCAAATGCTATTTCTAGAACACAAATTAAATAACAATTAAGGAGATTTACACATGTATCTTTCAGAAAATTTACAAAAAAAGTGGGCTCCTATTCTTGACCATCCAGAATTGGGTAACATTGACGACCCATATCGTAAAGCAGTAACAACTGTTTTGTTGGAGAACCAAGAAAAGTCCATGCAGGAAGACAATCAAGTTCTTTCTTCACAAAACTTCTTGACAGAGGGACAGGCTTCAGGTGCATTTCCAGATACTGGTGGTGTAGCAAAGTACGATCCTATTATGATTTCACTCGTAAGACGAGCAATGCCTAATCTCATTGCATATGATGTCTGCGGTGTGCAACCAATGACTGGTCCTACTGGTCTTATCTTTGCTATGAGAGCAAGATATGTCACAATGAGTCAGTCCCCAGAGGCACTTTATAACGAAGCAGACACAAGTTTCTCTTCTAATACCTCTGCGATAACTCAACCGGACAATGTTCCAGGCCTTCATATCCATACAGATGGAACAGCTAACGCTTCTCATACACTAGCGGCAGGTGGTTTATCAACTGCCGTAGGCGAAGGCGTAACACCTAATAACATGGCTTTCTCAATTGAGAAGGTTACTGTTACTGCGAAAACAAGAGCCTTAAGAGCAGATTACACAATGGAAGTTGCTCAGGATCTTAAAGCAGTTCATGGTCTTGATGCAGAAACAGAACTCAGCAATATTCTTTCCGCTGAGATTCTTGCAGAGATTAACCGTGAGGTTGTTCGTAAGATTTACAGGGAAGCCAAAGTTGGTGCCCAAACTAACACTACACAATCAGGTATCTTTGATCTCGACACAGATTCAAATGGTCGCTGGTCCGTTGAGAAGTTTAAAGGTCTCATGTTCCAGATCGAGAGAGAAGCAAACGAGATTGCGAAGAAGACACGTAGAGGAAAAGGTAATATGATTATCACTTCTTCAGATGTTGCTTCTGCACTTCAAATGGCTGGAGTTCTTGATTACGCTCCTGCTCTTGATAGCAATAATCTCAATCCTGATGATGCAGGAAACACTTTTGTTGGTGTACTTAACGGTCGCTATCGTGTTTATGTTGATCCATATGCAGTAACAAATGATGTCAACTACTTTGTAGTTGGATACAAAGGATCCTCATCTTATGATGCAGGAATGTTCTACTGCCCATACGTTCCGTTGCAAATGGTACGTGCGGTTGACACAAACACCTTCCAGCCAAAAATTGGATTTAAGACTCGATATGGTCTTGTAAGGAATCCTTTCTCAACTGGACAAGTTGAAATTACTAGCACAGGATCTTCGGATATTAGTGGAGACAATGCTGGTGCATCAAGCAATGAGTACTACAGGCTTGTACGAGTAGCTAACTTAATGTAAGTTTCTCTAAAAAACTTAGTATACATAAAAGGGAGTAGGGTAAAACCTGCTTCCTTTTTTTGTTTTTGGAGATATTATGCATTCTAAAATTGATTTATATAAACAACATCCTTCCTATCCTGGCGATTCTCTTACCCTTCATTTAGACAATATCAAAAAATTAATAAAAACTACAAAATCAAAAACCGCATTGGATTATGGATGTGGAAATGCAAAACATTACATAGAAGATAGGATTCATTTATCATGGGGACTTGATAAGATGGGGCTTTATGATCCTGCAATACCAAAATGGGGTCTTTTGCCATCTGGAAATTTTGATTGTGTTATTTGTACAGATGTTTTAGAACATGTTCCAGAAAAAGAAATAAACGATACTTTAAAAGAAATTTTTACATTATCAAATAAATGTACTTATTTAAATATAGCAATGTATCTTGCCCTCCAGATTCTACCAAACGGTGAAAATGCTCATTGTACATTGAAACCGAAACAGTGGTGGAGACATAGAATGGCGGAAACGATAAAAGAAAATATTGAAGTTCATGTTGTATATTCGTATTCGCATAATATTAAAAACATGGAACATGAAATTTATACAAAAAAATGATTTTTTGCATAGGAAATGGTGAATCAAGACAAAAAATAGACTTGCATTTTTTGAAAAAATACGGTACAATATATGGAAGTAATGGTCTTTATCGTGATTTTACTCCAGATATACTTCTTACGTGTGATCCAATGATGCTTGAAGAAATAATTGAGTCTGGATATTCTAAAGAAAATAAAGTTTATACAACTGAATATGGATATGGTAATTTTTTAGAAAAAGTACCTAGTGGATACGGATATGGAAAAGCATTAAGAGAAGGACATAAAGTTTCTTTAGTGCCCTTTGAAAAAATATATCCAGTAAATTCTGGATGGGTGAGCATTAGATTGGCTTATCATTTACATCCAGAAGAACAAATATATATGATAGGTTTTGATTTATTTGGGGATAGAAAAAATATTTATGATGATACTCGTAATTATCCAATAACAGTTCGTGGAATAACATCTAATAAAGAATTTCATGTAGCAGAAGATGAAAGAATTGGATTGTTTTATTTGTTAAAAGAAGAATTTTGTCCTGGAATAAGATTGACAAGGGTTATTGATGATAATACAAAAGTTGAAAATATTGATAATATAACAACAGAACAGTTTCTTAAAGAAATAGAATGGCAGTAGTTGTAATAGGAAATGGAAAATCCAGACAACATCTAGATTTAAATAAGATTAAAGAAAAAGCATGGACATTTGGATGTAATGCTCTTTATCGTGATTTTGCACCAGATTATCTTTTAACTGTTGATGGTCATATTACTCATGAAGTATTAGATTCTGATTATGCTTTAAACAATAAAGTTCTTATTAGTAATATGAATCCTCTTCCAGGAGAAGTTAGAGATTCTATGGAGATTCCTGCTGATGCTATAGTATTTGAGAATGAACCAACTGGTTATGAATTCATTTATAATGGTTTTAGACGACATCATCATATAACTTGGATAAAAGAAAAATGTCAAATATCACATGTTCCCAGTCCAATATATGGAGGAAGTGCTGGTATACAACTCATAAGAGTAGCACATGAATATTATCCTAAAGATATAAAATATTTAATAGGTTTTGATGTATTTGGGGAAAGAGATAATATGTATGATGGTACTAATGCATATCCTTCAGAAGGGGCGGCTAATACTATGACAGATGAATTTATAGAAGGATTCAAAGACTTACTAAATATATATGATGATCTTATAATGAAAAGAGTTATTGATCAAAATCAATCGTTAGAAAATATACCAAATGTATCGGAAGATGAACTATGGCAGAAGCTACAAGACAACCAAAAAATTTAAATTATTTTATACCCACAGGTTTTAAATTTGTGATTGACAAAATTCCGCATGTGAACTTTTTTTGTCAATCTACTAATTTACCGGGTTTGTCAGCAGGTCAGTTTTTACAAGTAACTCCTCTTAGAGATATGCCTATTGCTGGCGATAAAGTACAAATGAATGAATTACGTGTTAGGTTTATAATAGATGAAGAATTACAAAATTGGTTAGAAGTTTATAATTGGATTAAAGGAATTACTTTTCCTGAAGACTTAGAACAGTATAATTCTGAAGAAACCTATTCTGATGGTTTCTTAACAATCCTTACGAGCAATAAGAATGTTCAATATGTGGCCAAATTTACAAATTTGTTTCCTGTAGATTTAACTGATATAGAGATGTCTTCGGATGTTGCTGATGCAGAAGTTGTTGCCGCGGATGCTACATTCGCATATACTACATATAAAGTTGAGAGAATTATAGGAGAACGTTGATTATGAGGTATAATGAAATTAGAAAACATACAAGAATTATGGACCAGTGATTGTGTTCTAGATGATTTGCAATTAGATGTAGAATCAACAAGAATACCAGAACTTCACAATAAATATTTTAAAATTTTTTCAGATGAAAAATTAAGACTTGTAAAATATGAGTCAAAAATGAAAGAATTGTCTAAATTAAAATGGCTTTATTACACAGGTAAACTTGACAAAGATAGTTTAGATAAATTAGAGTGGGAACCATTTGAATTAGATATTAAATCTAGAAATAAATTAGATATAGATAGATTTTTAAATTCAGATAAAGATATAATTGAAATGCAAGAAAAAATTGAATATCAAAAAGAAAAAATAAATTATTTAGAATCAATTATAAAAACGATTATCAATAGAAATTTTTTGATTAAGAGTATAATTGATTGGAGAAAATTTACTTCAGGAGCATAATGAGCTATGATTATTTAATCCTTTCTCCTCCATTATTTGAAAAAGATGGTGGTGCAATGGGGGGAACTGAAAGACAAATTTTAACAGTTGCGGAAAAACTTGCTAGTGAAAATTTTAATGTTGGATTAGTTCATTCTCATATGAGTGGAACTGATCAAATAATAAATGGGGTGAAACATTTAAACATGTTTAGACATCATTATGCTAAATCACGGGTAAGAATACATTGTAATCAGATTACGTATGTTGGTAATAGTTGGAAAAATTATTATATGTTTAATCCTCATATTCCAGTATTATCTCCCTTAGAAATGAATAGTGGAGATAAAACTTATATTTGGTTACATAATTGGACAACTTGTCACGAACAAGTTCCTAGATTATTTTTATCTAACGCACTTAAAAAATATGTACAAGATAAGGGAAAAACTGTTGGGGGGGATCAAACTATTCATTATATGGTTCCAAAAGGTATGGATAAACAAAAACCAAAAGAAAAAAGATCAAATTATCTTTTCTGGATGAGTGCTTTTGGAAAAGGTTTTAGAGAAGCATTAATGATTTATGTTGCTCTTTATGATAAGGGAATGAAAAGACCTTTTTATGTTTGTTGTCCTCCCCAAAGACAAAAGAAAGATGTTAAAATATTTACAGATTTTATGGCAGACCTTAATAAAAGCGGATATCCTATTCATTTTTTAGGAGAATTAAACTATGAAGGAGTTTTAAGAAGTTTATCGAATGCCGCTTGTCTTTTTAGACCAGGAATGCCCCAAGAAACTTTCGGTCTTATTTATCTTGAAGCAAATAAATTAGGAGTTCCTGTAATAACGTATGAGTCAGATGCGGCTGAAGAAATATTAACAGATAAAAATAACATGTTTATAAGAAAAGATACAACTATAGATGATGTTTATAATTGGACTATTGATATTGATAAAAAGAAAACATCAGTTGATATGAAAAAATTTGATCCTGATAAAATTATTAAAAAATGGACTAGCTTATTAAAATGAATTCACCAAATCCAAAAGATTTAATAAAAGCAGGTGCCCAATTTGCTTATCCCGTTCAGTGGAGAAGATGGGAAGTAATTAATGTTTTCATCACACAATTTAATTGGAAAATGGGTGTTGAAATTGGCGTTAATGAGGGTGCAAATATTTTTGAAATAGCAAAAAATAATACAAAATTAAAAATATATGGAGTTGATCCATATAAAGTACAACAAGAAAATTCTTTATATGAAAGGAATATAAGTCAAGAATATACTGATAAATCTTTGAATATAATTAAAAGAAAGACATTAAAAGAGGCTCTTAAATATCCGAATCTTGAAATAATTGTAGATACTTCTGACAATGCTTCAAAACAATTTGATAGAGAATCGATTGATTTTGTTTTCATAGATGGAGATCATAGTTATAGTAGTGTTAAAAATGATATAAAATGTTGGGAACCAATAGTAAAGGAAAATGGTTTAATTATGGGACATGATTATAATTGGGGAGATGTTGCAAGAGCAGTTGGAGAAATTTTTACTGAAGTTTGGATCTTGTCTGATAATGTTTGGGTGGCCTCAAAAGTCTGGTTAAGAAATGATAGAAAAAATTTCAATAGATAAGAAAAATGAAGTATATATGTTGGTTCAAGCAGAACCGGGTATTGAACAGGAAATAAGTGAATATTTTACTTTTTTTATTCCTGGTTATAGATTTATGCCATCTTACAGAAATAAAATGTGGGATGGTAAAATCAGACTTTTTAATTTAAGATCGAAAGAATTATATATTGGATTATTAGATCATTTATTAAAATTTTCAAAAGAGAGACAGTATGAAATAGAATATAAAAGTTTTCCTAAAAGTTTAAATAAATATAATAAAGAGGATTATGAAAGATTTGTTAAGAATCTTGCATTAACAATTGATGCTAGAGACTATCAGATTGATACGTTTCTATACGCTATAAATCATGAAAGGTGCTTACTTCTCTCTCCCACAGCATCTGGCAAATCTTTCATAATTTATCTTCTTTTGAGATATTATCAACAAAAACTTCCGAATTTTAAAGCATTAATAGTAGTGCCTACGACATCTTTAGTCGCACAAATGAAAAGTGATTTTGCTGATTATTCTAAAACAGATAATTGGGATGCTTCGGAAAATGTTCATCAAATTTATGCAGGTAAAGATAGAGTATCATCTAAACCAATTTATATTTCTACTTGGCAGTCTTTATATAAAATGACTGATAATTATTATGCTGAGTTTGATTTTATTTTGGGCGATGAGGCTCATCTTTTTAAAGCAAAATCACTTACTTCCATAATGGAAAAGACAACCAAAACAAAATATAAATTTGGAACAACTGGAACTTTAGATGGTACTTTAACACATAAATTAGTTTTAGAGGGGTTGTTTGGAAAGACCTATACAGTAACAACTACAAAAGATTTAATAGATAAAAAAACATTATCTCCATTTCAGATTAAATGTTTAGTTTTACAATATCCCGAAAAATTATGTGAATTAGTCAAATCTTGTAATTATAAAGAAGAACTTAATTATATTGTTTCGAATGAATCAAGAAATAGATTTATTAGAAATCTTGCAATAAGTTTGAGTAATAATACTTTGGTGTTATTTCAAATGGTAGAAAAACACGGAAGAATAATTTATGATCTTATAAAAGAAAAGAATTCAAAAAATGAAAGAAAAATCTTTTTCGTATACGGAGGAACAGAAACATCTGATAGAGAAGATATTCGAGGAATCGTTGAATCTGAATCAGATGCCATCATTGTTGCGAGTTATGGCACCTTTTCTACTGGTATCAATATTACTAATTTACATAATGTCATTTTTGCTTCTCCTTCTAAGTCAAGGGTGAGAAATTTACAAAGTATTGGTAGAGGTCTTAGAAAAAATGAATCTAAAGAAATAGCTACATTATATGATATATCTGATGATTTTTCATATAAAAGCTATAAAAACTATACTTTGAACCATTTTGTAGAGAGAATAAAGATTTATAATGAAGAACAGTTTGAATATAAAATTATAGTTGTCCCAATGTCTTGACAAATGACACATATTTATGATATCATAGTATTTTCACTTTTAATGGAGAGCCATTATGGCTAATTACATAAATAATGAAGATTTTCTTGATGCAATGATTGTATATAAAGAAGAGATCAGTAAAGCAGAGGAAAAAAATATAGAAATTCCACCTGTTCCAGATTATATAGGAGAATGTTTTTTGCTTATAGCAGAAAGACTTTCTTTTAGACCTAATTTTATAAATTATGCATTTAAAGATGATATGATCTCTGATGGCATAGAAAATTGTCTTCAATATGTCAATAATTTTAATCCAGAAAAATCAAAAAATCCCTTTGCATATTTTACTCAAATAATTTATTGGGCATTTGTTAGAAGAATACAAAAAGAAAAAAAGAATTTATATATTAAATATAAAGAAATGGAAAGAATGTCCTATCTTGAAGATCATATAGAAACAAGTTCGGAAGATAGCAAAGAATATTTAAGTTTAATAGGATCTGCTGATTCTAGAAATATGATCTCTCAATTTATAGAAAATTTTGAAGAAAAAAGATTTAAAAAGAGAAAGAAAAAAGAAGAAGATACTGTTGTTTCTAATATAGGATCTGTTAGTATATGAAAATAGCACTAATCACGGACACTCATTGGGG